TAGTCCATTGGTGCATGACGACCTTGTAGACTCTTTAGCCTACATAGACCAACTAGCATCAGTGCCTTACTTTACACCTATTGAAGACGTATTTGAACCCTTAGACGCTTTAACCGGATTTTAAACTATGGATAATGATTTAGAACAAGCACTCTCTAGTGTCACTACTCTTGAAAGTTGGGTTATGACTCATGTAGATAAGTGGGATGACTATTACACAAACAACCACCAGGAAAAGTTTGAAGAATACTACCGCATCTGGCGTGGTATTTGGGCGCAGACAGACAAGACTAGAGACTCTGAAAGGTCTAGGATTGTTACCCCTGCCACGCAACAGGCTGTAGAGTCCTCTGTAGCTGAAGTAGAAGAAGCTACCTTTGGTCGCGGACACTGGTTCGACATGAGAGATGATCTTGATGACCCTGAGAAAGAAGACATTATCCTGTATCGCAAGAAGCTAGAACAGGCTTTCCATGACAATAAGATTAGAACTTCTGTAGCTGAAGTGTTAATCAATGCTGCTGTGTTCGGTACAGGTATTGCAGAAGTAGTGGTTGAGGAGACTGAAGACCGTGTCGTAGCTACACAGTCTGCACTAGACGGTGCTGCTGTGGCAGTCGGTGTAAACGTAATGGACAAGGTTAAAGTTAAACTGCGTCCAGTTCTTCCTCAGAACTTTCGTATTGACCCTGTAGCTACTTGTATTGATGAGTCTGTGGGTGTTGCTATTGACGAATTTGTTTCTGTTCATACAGTAGAGACTGAACAGCGCAACGGGGTATATCGTGATGTGGCAGTACACGCGACTACCTACGACCTTGACCAAGAACCTAATCCGAACCTTGAGCACCAATCTGAAGACAAAGTAAGGCTGATTAAATGGTTTGGTGAAGTTCCCCAGTATCTCCTTGAGATTGCTAATTTAGGTGACGATGCCGACTCAGACGATATTGAAAAGATTAGGGAAGAAGACGATGGAACCTTTGTAGAGGCTCTTGTTGTTATTGCTAATGACGGTATTCTGCTAAAAGCTGAAGAAAATCCCTACATGATGCAGGACAGGCCAGTGATTGCCTTCCAGTGGGATATTATTCCTGGTTTATTTTGGGGGAGGGGTGTTGTTGAGAAAGCATACAACAGCCAGAAAGCCCTTGATGCCGAAATCAGAGCTAGGATAGACGCTCTAGCCTTGACAGTTCATCCGATGATGGGCGTTGACTCTAGCAAGTTTGTACGAGGCACTGATACCAGCATACGCCCCGGTAAGACTGTTTTTACCAATGGCGATCCAAACACTGTGCTTAGACCTTTTAACTTTGGCAACGTAGATCAGATTACCTTTGCACAGGCTAGTGAGCTTCAAAAGATGGTACGACAGGCTACAGGAGCTATTGAGTCTGTGGCTGACCTTGGTGGACAGGCAAGAACAGACGGTGGTATTTCAGCCTCTCTTGCACCAGCTATCAAAAGATTTAAACGCACACTACTTCAGTTCCAGGATAACTTCCTGATTCCTTTTGTTAAACAAGCTGCGTGGCGTTATATGCAGTTTGACCCTGAGAACTACCCGGCTAAAGATTACAAATTCTCTGTGACTTCTACTCTTGGTATGATGGCTAGGGAGTACGAAGTGGCACAATTGACTCAGCTTCTGCAAACAATGTCACCAGACAGCCCTGCTTATCCTGTGTTGATTGAAGCAATCATTAATAACACCAGTGTAGAGAACCGTGAAAGCCTCATACAGACGCTTAGAGAGGCTCAACAGCCCTCTGAAGAAGAGATTGCTGCTCAACAGGCTGCTCAGAAGGCTCAAATTGACTTCCAGCAGAGTCAGACTAATGCTCTCAATGGTCAAGCAGCAGAAACAGAGGCTCGAGCTAGGAAGCTCGAAGAAGAGTCCAAGTATGTTCAAGACAATGTGCTCAATGATCGCATTAAAGCACTGGCTTCTATGGATAGCGAAGACGATAAAGCCTTCAATCGGAGGCTGGAAGCCGCTAAAGTAGCCCTGAAAGAGAAAGAGTTAGGTACTAAACAGGGTGAAGTCATGCTTAGACAAGTAGGAAACAATAATGGATCGCGTTAGAGCTGAGAGAATACAACTAGCACAGGCTAGGGAGAACTCTACCAACGCTGTTTCAGTGCATTCTCCACCCACAGGTCACTTAGATGTCGTTGAAACCGTCACATTGTGCAACCAAAGCGGTTCATCAGCTTCTTTTAGGCTGTTTTTAGACGATGACGGCACTACATACGATGAAAGTACGGCATTATACTGGGATGCAGACCTTCCAGCCGACTCTACATTGACTATAGAACTCGATCACGGCCTGTATATGGCTAATTCTGACGGTAATTTAGCGTACAGAAGCAGTGCAGCCAACGCAATCACTATTACTGTGTGGGGAATTAGGGAGTTTAGGAATAAATAATGACTACTACTCTGTATCCAGAACAGCAAATAATCTCAAGCGAGAGTGGCAATACAGCCACTGTAACAGACAACAATGCCCTACAGGTCACACCCCCACCTGATGGTAAGACGGCCTTTGGTGAGGCTTTAGTAGGACAGCTCACCCCTGTTATCCAGTTACAGTATCCCTACGCACTAAACCCGCTTATTGTCAGTATGCGGGACAATCAATCCGGTTCCTCGTCTGTTGTCACTTCAATGGCGCAGTTGTCAACTGGTGCAGCGGCTAACTCATCCTCCACGTTAAAATCCAAGAAGATAATCAAGTACGAGCCTGGACTTGGTGTAAGAGCCAGATTTACGGCTATGTACACTACGGGAGTAGCGAACTCCACCCAAATCGCAGGGATAGGAGATTCCGGGGAAGGATTCTTTTTTGGGTATAACGGGACAGCGTTTGGGATATTAAGACGTTACGGGGGTGTGCCTGAGATACGCACTCTTACCGTGTCCACAGCCTCCTCCGATGCAGAAAACATAACGATTACTTTGGACGGTGATGCTAATGCAAGTGTCGCTGTCACCGCTTCTGGTGTTATCACCACCACGGCTAACGAGATTGCCGCTGCTGACTATTCTGATACAGGAAGGGGTTGGGATGCTGTCGCAGTGGGCGATACGGTTGTCTTTACCTCATGGAACTCAGCATCAAGGACAGGCACTTACTCCCTGTCCTCTGCTACGTCAGCGGTTGGTACGTTTGCACAGACCCTTGTTGGAGCCGCCCCCACTGACACATGGGTAGCCCAAGCATCTTGGAATGGGGCTGATATATTCGATGGTAACGGGGGTACAGGCATAACCTTAGACCCCACCAAGTTAAATGTCTTTCAGATAGACTTTCAGTACCTCGGTGCGGGGTTGATAAGATTCTACATCGAAGACCCTGACGATGGTGAGCTACATCTTGTTCACTCCATAGAATACGCCAATGCCAATACAAGACCCAGTATTGACAACCCCTCTGTCCACATTTACTTCTCTGCGGAGAATACGTCAAACACCTCGGATTTACTGTTATCAAGCGCATCAAGCGCGGCATTTATTGACGGGATAAATGACAACTCCGGTGTTAAGAGAGGCATTAATGCCACCAAGACTTTAAGCGGTACTTCAGCAGAAACCCCTATTACTTCATTCAGGGTGAAAGAGGTCTTTCAGAGTAAATTAAACCGTACAAAGATTAAGATTAACTTGATAGCGGCTGCGGTGGAACACACGAAACCTTGTGCGATTAACGCCTATGCTGATGCCACATTAACGGGTGCGAGCTTTTCAGACCTTGCCACGGCAACATCTACTGTTCAACAGGACACATCAGCGACTGCGTTTACAGGTGGAACATTGTTGTTTTCTCTTTATTTGGGAAAGAACGGCAACCAGCTAATCAGTTTTTCGGATGATTTAACAGCGGCAGAGTTTGGGACGGGCGATATGATTACCGTCACACTAGCCCCGACCTCTGGTAATGGAGCAGAGGGCGATGTAGGTATAAACTTCACGGAGAAATTTTAAAAAAAAAGACTTGACAAATTCTTAAAAATATGTTATAATACTATGTATATGAGGAGTTTTAAATGACTGAGGAGCAAGAGAAGTATTACAATAACTACCTAGACCTTTTTATGGAAGATGGATGGAAGCAGTTATTGGATGACTTTAAAAAAGAATTTGAGCAACTTAACACCATAGTTAATGTCGCTAATGAAGAAGATTTAAGACTTAAGCAAGGAAGGCTTAGTTTAATTATTCAGATGCTATCCTTTGAGGAAGGCATCAAAACAGAAATAGATACCCTCAAATCTGAGGATTCTACAGAAAATCCGTTGGAGCAGTAGTATGAGAATCATTTATGATTTCAAATGCCCTGACGGTCACACCACTGAATCACTTGTTAACAGAGAAGATAAAACTGCCAAGTGTAAGGAATGTGGCGCAACCGCGCAACGCATCATCTCTCCAATCCGTTCTAAGCTAGACCCTATATCGGGAGATTTTCCTGGTGAGACAATTCGATGGCTTAATAAACGAGAAAAGCAGATGAAGCAAGAGCAGAGGCAAATCGACAATCACGGTAAAGTTGATTGGTAGACCCTCATTTAGTCAAACCTCCACAATGTTAAGCACGGAGTTTAATAATGGCAACAATTATTGAAGATCGTCCAGAGAACGAAGAAGTACAACCTGAAGCAGAAACACCCAACTTAGACGACATTGCACAGCCTGAAGAGGAAACTGTAGCAGAAGAGTCAATACCAGACGTACCAGAAAAGTATCAAGGTAAGTCAGTAGAAGAACTTGTAGCGATGCACCAACAGGCAGAGCAGAAGATAGGTTCTCAAGGTAATGAAGTAGGGGAGCTTCGGAAAATTGTAGATGATTTTATCACGGCTCAGACGGTAAATCCTCAGGAAGAACAGTCTTCCGAAGATATTGATTTTTTTACTGACCCTGATAGGGCAATAGAAGATAAGATTAGCAAGCACCCTGCAATTAAAAAGGCAGAGGAGACTGCTAATAACTTCAATGCTCAGACGCAAGCAAATGCTATTACGTCTAAGTATCCAGATTCAATCAAGTGGCTCAATGACCCTCAGTTTAAGCAGTGGGTTCAAGGGTCACAGACTAGGCAGTCTTTATATGCTAGGTCGCAACAGCTTGATTTTGGTGCTATGGATGAGATGTTTGCACTGTACGGGGAGCATCAGAACTTGGTAGGCAACATAGTTGACGATGAAAAGAAAGCTAGGAGCAACCAAGTCAAGGCAGCTTCCACTGGTTCAGGAAGGGCTTCAAGAGCCTCCACAAGTAAAAAAACATATCGAAGGGCAGACCTTATTAAACTTAAACTTGAAGACCCTGATCGATATATGTCAATGCAAGACGAAATTATGCAAGCATACGCTGATAAAAGGGTCAAATAAACCTTAACTCAACGGAGCACTAAATGGCTACTTCAACTTATCCCGCTACAGGCGGGTTTGTAGACAACACTAGCGCAGCAACCTTTATCCCCGAAATGTGGTCGGATGAAGTTATTGCTGCATACAAATCCAATCTTGTTATGGCAAACCATGTCACTAAAATCAACATGGTTGGCAAGAAAGGTGACACAATTCACCTGCCTAAACCTCTGCGCGGTAGTGCCAATGCGAAAGCTGAAAACACTGCTGTAACCGTACAGAACCAGACAGAAACTGAAGTACAGGTTTCTATCGACAAACATTACGAGTTCTCTCGTATCATCGAAGATATTACTGACGTACAGGCTCACGCTTCCCTGCGTAGGTATTACACAGACGATGCTGGCTACGGCCTTGCAACACAGGTTGATAACGACCTGTTTATGCTTGGTACTGGCCTTGGTGACGGTACTGCCGTTGCTTTTGGTGCTGATTCACCCTCTGATTGGGTAAACTCAGCTTCTTACTACCCTAACGATGCTGCTGGTACTCTGACGGCCTATGCTGAAGATACTGTTATTCCTGCTGACGCAGTGACTGACCTTACTCTTCGCAGTGCCATCAAAGTCCTGGACGATAACGATGTGCCTATGGCAGGTCGTGTTTGGGTTATCCCGCCTTCAGTTAGGCGCGATCTGATGGGCATTGACCGCTTTGTTAGCTCTGATTTCGTAGGAAATCGTGGTGTTGACAACGGTAAGATTGGTAGCCTGTACGGTGTAGATATTTATGTATCTTCTAACGTGCCTGTTATCGAAACTGCTGCTCAGAACGCTGCTGTTTCTGGTGGTGATGTTCGTGGTTCTATGATGTTCCACAAAGATGCTTTCGTACTTGCTGAACAGCTTAATGTTCGTTCACAGGCACAGTACAAGCAGGAATGGCTCGGTACTCTGTACACAGCCGACACCCTTTATGGCACTAAGAATATCCGCACTGAAGGCGGTCTTATTCTTGCTGTAAACACTTAAGACTAGCTTTTAGTCTACTTAGCCTCCCTGAGCTATCTTGCTTGGGGAGGCTTTCCCTCTCTTACTTCAGGAGTCTTTCGTGTCCGATTATACTAAAACCACAGACTTTGCTGCCAAAGATGCACTGACTACTGGTGATCCTAATAAGGTTGTCGTTGGCACTGAAATTGACGATGAATTTAATGCGATAGCTACGGCTGTAGCTACGAAGGCTAATATAGCCTCTCCTACCTTTACCGGAACAGTTACCTTTGCTAACCTAATTGGTGCTTCCGGTGCTACTGTCACTGCTGTCCTTGATGAGGATACGATGACAAGTAACAGTGCAACTGCACTGGCTACACAGCAATCTATCAAAGCCTACGTAGATACGCAACTCACTGGTTCTGACCTAGATTTCCAGGCTGACTCAGGCGGTGCTTTGTCTATTGACCTAGATAGTGAGACAATGACTTTCACTGGTGGCACTGGTATTGATACTACTGGTAGCCTGAATGATGTTACCTTTGCTATAGACAGTACTGTAGCTACACTGGCAGATGCTCAGACATTCACTAATAAAACTCTGACCAGCCCTGTACTGACCACTCCGCAAATTAACGACACCAGCGCCGATCATCAGTATGTGTTCGCAGTTAACGAGCTATCCGCAGATAGAACTGTTACTCTACCGTTACTGACTGGTGCGGATGAGTTTGTGTTTAAAGACCACACTGTGACGCTGACTAACAAGACTATTGACTTGGGCAGTAATACTTTAACAGGATCAATCGCTGAGTTTGATGCCGCGCTTCAGTCAGATACATTTGTGTTTAATTCTGAAATTGGCACAGATGTACAGGCTTATGATGCAGTCCTTGATGACCTGTCTGCCCTCTCCCCTGTTGCAGATAATGAGTTCATTGTCGGTACAGGCGCGGGCACTTATGCCCATGAGTCCGGCGCTACAGCTAGGACTTCTCTAGGGGTGGCAATCGGTACTGACGTACAGGCTTTTGACGCAGTGCTTGATGACCTTTCAGCGCTTTCCGTTGTCGCGGACAACGAGTTTATTGTAGGCACTGGTGCTGGTACATACGCACACGAATCGGGCGCGACTGCTCGTACTTCAATGGGTCTGGGCACAGGTGATTCTGTTACTTTCAACAATGTCTCGGATACTCTTGGCGAACTCCGTCAGCTGCCTACCCCCGATGCCGCAAAGACTGGCTCATACTCTCTTGACACTGGAGATGTCGGTGTTGCTGTAGAAGTAGGCTCTGGTGGTTCAATCACCATCCCAAACAGTACATTCAGTGCTGACGACATTGTATCGGTTTACAACAAGTCCGGTGGTGACATAACCATCACCTGCTCGATTACTACCTGTGACCTTGATGGTTCGGACGTAGCGACTATTACGCTCGGTGACGATGGCATGGCAGTTATCTATTTTCAGTCAGGAACAGCCTGTACAGTATTCGGAAGGAATCTTAGTTAATGTTACAGAACCATCCAGCAATTTTTGACCCCGGTTCAGCGTCAGCGGGGGGCTTCTACCCCTACACAGTGGATTACTCCTGTCGGTTTAATGATGACGATTCTGCTTATTTGGACTGGACACCTAGCCTAGCTGGTGACAGCAGAACAACTTTTACACTATTCGCTTGTGTTAAAAGAGGGGCATTAGGGATTAATGGTTATTTGTTCAATGCAGGTAATGACAGCAACAACAGGTTTCAATTTGGATTCAGTAGCCTAAATGAGCTTAGGGTGTTTGAGAATACTGGTGGGACTACAGATATAGAAGTGACAACAGACGCAGTGTTTAGAGATTGCAGTGCTTGGTACATAATAGTTCTGGCGGTTGATACTACAGAAGGGACAGGGACAGACAGAATAAAAATATGGGTCAATGGCATTGCCCAATCTCTTACATTCTCAACCACACCATCTGCAAGCCTCGCTACTCACTGGAATAACAATGTTCTACACAGAATAGGGGCAAGGTCGGACACTGTTGCTACTCTATTTGATGGGTATATTTCACAAGCAGGAGCAATTGATGGGGTTGCTCACGATGAAACATTGACCGGCTCTGATAAAAGCGGTATATGGGTTCCAAAAAACCTTAGTGGACTTACATACGGGAGTAACGGGTTCTTACTAGACTTCGCAGACTCAGCAGACCTTGGCAATGATGTTTCAGGCAACGGTAACGACTTCACATCAAGCGGTCTTGCCACTAATGACCAAGTAACGGATACGCCAACAAATAATTATGCCGTTTTCAATCCACTAAAGTTTAGAACCCCTGCCACCGTCATGGATTTCTCAAATGGCAATCTTGTTGCAACTGGTTCTGGGACTACTCCTAACGAACACGCTTTTGGTTCGATGCTTGCCCCTACCGGGGCAGATAAACATTGGTATTTTGAAGTAGAAGCAACAACTGTCACGACTGAGGTCGCTATTGGTATTTGCGACCCGAATACAGGCTGGGGCGGGAATCCGAACGGATACAATTACAGGAACAACGGAAACAAACAGGAGGACGGGACAAGCGGCGCGGCTTATGGGGATACTTATACGTCTGGCGATGTAATTGGCGTCAGGGTTGATGGCGATAATATTTATTTCTATAAAAACGGAACGATACAAAATTCAGGAACAGCGGCTTATACCGACTGCACGACAAAATTTCCGAACGGTTTTGTGGTTCAAGTTTCTGGCAGGGTCTCCGATGTTTGTACGCTGGATGCAGGACAGCAGGGTTTCACCTATACGCCACCAACAGGAGCCGTGGCTATCTGCACAGAAAACCTCCCTGAACCAACCATCGGCCCAAACAGTGCAACTAAACTTTCTGATGTATTCGCGCAGGGAACATACACAGGCAACGGAACAGCAATAGGCTCTGGCGGTCTTTCAATCAATGCCGGTGTGGATATGACTTCCGGTGATTGGATGGTGGCTATTAAGAACCGTGATGCCGCTGACTCATGGATGGTGTTTGATACGGTCAGGGGAGCGACAAAGTAC